TCTGTGCCTTTGATCTGTATTGCTTCTATATCCACTGAACCTGTACCTCCAGCGTTCAAACTTAGGTCTGCGTTGCTGGGTGCTGAAATAGTTGAACCAGAGATGGTCAAATCACCTGTGGCAGTGTTGTCCACATAGTCTTTGACTGCGGCAGTTGTGGGAAATGATGTGTCGTTGTCACTACTGTTAAGTCCTTCTGCTTCTGTGACAACTGCGGATGCTTTGAAATTGTCCACTTCAAGATTTGAAACTGTGGTTGAATCAGCATCAATTGATGTCACAGTGACATTGCCAGTGATAGATCCTGTGACAGTGATATTGCCATCCACAATGACATTTTCATTTAGATTTATTGCTGTGCTGTCACTACTGCTGATGCTGGTGCCGTTGAAACTGAGTGCTTCAATGTTGACTCCACCTGTGCCGTTGCCGGTGATGTCAATGGAAGCATTTGTGGCCAAACTGGTTATGCTGTCATCAGTGATTTGCAGTTGATCAAGTTCAATGACACCTGTGCCATTGGGTTGAATTACCACATTGCCGTTGGTTGTGCCACTGGTTAGGTATCCTGCTGTGCCTGTGATACTGCTGTACACTTCAGAGAAATTGTCATTGATTTTGGCCATGGCAACTCGTAAAGAGTCACCGGTGTTGGGATTGCCTGCTGTTCCTAAATCTATGTTGAGTCTAGCCATACTAATACCTATTTATTTTAACCTCTTCTCCTAATTCTTGTGCGTGGATAGATGTTGCCTGTGGTGGGTTTTGTGATACCATATGTGTTGTGTGCCATGTTACCACTGGTATTTCTGTGATTCTGCCAATACACAATTCTGTCAATGTCAGAACCGTCTACGCTTACTCTTGTGTTGGAATCTACATTAATTGCTTCTGCTGTGTCCTGCATTAGTCCTGTAACAGCATTGTCTCTCAACCAAGTTCGTGCCTGTGCGTGTGTAAGATTAGGATATACCTCAGCCAAACAAGCCAGCATACCTGCTATAAAAGGTGAAGCATAACTTGTGCCATTTTGCACACCCATTGTATCCCATTTTGGTGTGTTGCTTAACTGTCCGTAATAAGGATTACCATAGGTAATATCGTCTTTCATCATAGCACCCATTACAGTCTCTCCTGCGGCATATACATCTATGCCCGGTCCCCAGTTGCTGAAGTCTGCTTTACCTTCATCTGTATCATTGCTTAGAGCGCCTACGTTTATTGCTCCGTTAAATGAGAAGGTATCGCCACGCATGTAATAATCTCTAAATGGATAGTAGCCATTGAACAAATAATCTTTGTTCGCATAGGCGCTACCAGCGACCATGTAGTTGTCCCAGTTGTCGCCACCTGATACATCAGTGTATCTGTTGTTGTTGCCAGCCGAAGTGACCACAATAACGCCTTCTGCTATGGCATCTACTAGATCACTGTCAGGTGAAGGACTGTTTACTTGGAAGTTGGTGTTGCTTGTGAACGTAGTCCACGATTTACCAGTATTTTTATAAACCCCACGATTCAACAGTTCAGCGTCAGTGAGGAAGGTACTGCCGTTGCCTTTGTCTAATGTTACGCCTTGGAAGTGTGCTACACTGGCACCTGAATAAGTATTGATCGTGCCCAAACTCACATTCACAATGGTAGGATTTTTTCTACCTGTTGCTGGGTTGATTGATTTAGTTCTGTGGAATTCTCTAATGTAGGCGAAAGCTCTGCTAGTGCTATCGCCACCTGATTTACTTCTCTCGTAGGTTAGGTCTAACATATACACATTGGCATCTTTGGCAAGTCCAAATCTTTCACCTGCCGCATATGAGGCCACTGCCGTTGGATGGTTATGTTCTGCACTAAAGTTATCACGAGCATCTGCGTTGCTGTAGGTGTAGTTTGTGCCACCTGTGATTGTGTTGTAGTGTTGTCCCCAATTATAATCTACTAATCTGCTTGAATATTCTGCGTGATCACTTAATGTGTCGTTTTCTACAATGACGATATCTACATTCTTGCCACTTGCTGAATATGTTACACTGGTATCAACACGCCTGCCAGACGAACTTCCAGCATCGTTGCCCCAACCTGATCTGTTGGTGCTTTCAATGTGTCTCAGTATTCCCCAAGCGTAGTGATCATTATTAGTGTATGTTACTCTAGTATCACCATTGGCGTTTGTAAATGTTGAACCAGTTGGACTTGTGCTTTTGGTAAATCTACCGTTGTATGTAGCATCGTTAACCACAGTCTGTCTGTCTAACACGCTTTGTGGAACAACAACTTCTACTCTGTCATCATAACTTACTTCTTGTGCTTCTTCTAAGGTAAGCATATAGCCTGTGGTTCTTGAAGTTGGTCGTCTTGCTTCGCACTCTATTTTACGATCTGGAATGTGTAGAGCACCACCTGGTGTCTCCATGTCGTCGTAAAATGCTTGAATGTCTACACCACGTTTGACTGTGACTTGAAACACGTAACGTTTAGTTTTTTTCCTGTCACGTTTAAACGGCTTCATGTTATGACTCTAGTTGATTTAAGTGAAGTGTGACTGTGATTGTGGTTGATGCTGAGTCACCAATTTTGTTCGTGACCTTTATTGGAATGTTTGTGGTCACAGTTGAATCATCGTTGAATCCAATTGCTCCTGGTGAAATCAAAACTGTTTCTGCACCAGTTGTTATGACTTCTGCAATTACTCCTGCGTCAGCGGTAGGATCAGTGCCTTCTGCTCTAGTGGCATCTGCATCTCTGGCTTGATCGCTGACATAAACACGAACACGTGCCGCATGTGAAGTCTGCACTTTGTAGAGAGCATAACCTATGTAACCTGTTATATCTATGTCTGTGGTACTACCGTCTTGTATGGCCGCGGATCCTGCCTTTGTTGCTCTAGACTGTAAACCTGCACCGGCTGTGGAAGAAACTGTGATAGTGCCATCTGAGTTTGCACTGGTTGTTATTCCAGTACCACCTTGAATGTATAAAGATCCACCACTGGTAACATTTACACCTGCAGAATCATCTGCCGAAAATGTTATGCCGTCATTTACACTTGTGAAACTTAGATTTCCTGCGCCGTCTGTGGTCAACACTTGACCATTGGTTCCGTCGGAAGTGGGAAAAGTCAAACCCTGTATGCTGACAGATCCAGTGCCATTCCCTGTTATAGCAACATTGCCATTGGTCACCAATGAAGTGATACTGTCACTGTTGATCTGCAGTTGATCAACTTCAACAATACCTGTGCCATTGGGTTGAATTTTTACATCGCCATTTGTGGTGTTGTTAGTCAGTAATCCGTTTAATCCTGCACCAGCCAAATCATCATATATTTCAATAAAATTTGAATTGATTTTGCCCATTGCAACTCGTAAAGAGTCACCGGTGTTGGGATTTCCTGCTGTTCCTGTGTCTATTGATAATCTTGCCATATTAATTTGTACTGATATTTATTAAATATTTCTGGAGCAACAATGTTCGTAGAAACACTCAAAACACTCCGACTTTATGAACGCCAAAGCAAACTTGGCATATATCATTCCTTCAAACGAAAAAGCACCATATATGTTTTCAAATGTGATTGCTGTGGTGTAATTTTCCTTCGTGCTAGAGCCAAAATAGATCCTGTAAGAGCCACTAACGACTACAAACATGTCTGTCTAAACTGTGATTCAAAAAAGTTTGCTCAGCGAGTGGGAGTCAAAATGCGTAACATCTACAAACTAGATGCCAGTTCTACTAAATTCCTTTAAACAGGCTGAATTGAAAATTTAAAAAAATCCAACGGATTTCTCTGATCATCTACGAACTTTTTTAGTTCTGCATAATGAGCACCGTATAAATTGTTTTTGCTGAAATTTACATAGCCTGGCAGAAGATTATTACCTTTGATATATTCTTTTCTATTGATCAAATAAAAATTACTTTTGGGAAATCTTCTAGTGATTTGAGTCAATTGATACAGCCATTCATATTTTAAATAGGCTTTCATGTTCATTCTTGTGGGATAATTTTTGGTGTTTTTGTAGATATTATTTTGTTTTCGTGATGGCATATTGGTTTTGACTGCCCATTGTTCAGCACCCAACATGTCAAATGCAATCATAAAAATGTGTTTGAAATTTTTTTCAGCCGCATCAAGCACTGCACTCATTCCTGTGCCTCTGGCCAGTGATAGATCCAATGTTCTCATTTCACCTGTCTTGTTGTTGCCACCTATCCAAAATCTATAAAGTTGTAGACCTTTTGGCATCATGTTTTTTTTATCACCTTCGTTGAGATAGTTCCAATCACTGAACTGATGTCTGCCAATTATTTCTGCTGGAAAAGGATTTGCTTGTTTGGCCTCAACAATTTCATCGTACATGCCTTTGTCCACTGCAAATATTTTATCGCATAGATCTGGATAATCACGGTAAATGGCATTGCAACCATATATGGTTCCTTTGTTTTTCAATGCATGTAAATTGCCAAAGATATTTCGACTTTCACCGTTGCCAATAACAAAACAGGTCTCGTTGGTTATAGACATTTTTATTGCTAAACTCCAAAACTTTCACCACATCCACAACCAGCAGTGGCATTGGGATTTGATATTTCAAACTGTGAACCAAAAACTTCTTCCTTCCAGTCTATCTGTGTGCCTGCCACATATAACATTGATTGTGAATCAACCACAAACTTTCCTGTGCCCCAGTCTTCCAAATGATCATCTTCACCAATCTTATCTTTGGTATCAATAAATCCCCATTCGTATTTGAAGCCAGCACAGCCGCCACCTAACACTCCAAGACTTACTGCATATTTGTCAGGATGTTTCTTTAAAAGATTTTCCATCTGTGTTTTTGCTGAATCTGTGATTTTAAACCATTGCATAACTGTACTTATTTTAATCCTGCATACCTTTGAATTGTTGTGATCATGTTGCTTAGACCGTTCTGTCTTTGTGGAGTCAGGATTTCAATAATGCCCAATTTAGCCACATCTTCTTTTGTGATCAAACAGATTTCTCTACATGATTGTCCATCAAATATGTCAGCAATTATGGCCGCTGTGCCTTTTGTGATAAAAGCATCACTGTCCACAGTTAAAAATAATCTGTCTTGTCTCAGTTCTGGCACAACCCAAAGTTTGCTGGCACAACCATGTATTTGAAATTCTTTTATTTTGTATTCTTCTTTCATTGGTTTGGCCATCCTAGCCTGTTCAATAATGTATTGGAATCTGTCCATGCCTTC